GCGAGCGTCAAGCTCAGCTGTAATCTCAGGTAAAGTTACCTGAAGGTATGTGCGGTAAGCAAGGTCACCATTACGGCTAATGGTGCATGTGACACGGCGACCGAAATCGGCCTGGCCGTTGAAAGTTTGCTCGATCGATTCCATTGCGAAGTTGGTGTGACGGCGGTATGTTACTTTCCAGAAAGTGATCTGCGGATTGCCAGTAAGATAAACATCTTGAGCGCCATAGGCTACGAGTTGCATAAGTCCTCCTCCCATATTATACTATAACTAAAGAAAAAAATTTATAAAATATACATTAATATATATAGTTTAAAAAAATAGTTATAGTTTAAAAAAATAGTTATAGTTTAAAAAAATAGTTATACTTCTGCATTGTTATAATCATTAATATTAATATTTTTTTTAATAAATTCCATTAAATAATTATCATTAAAAATTTCTTTTTTATTTTCATGTTTTTTACTAAATGTATAAACATTATCTTTGTTCATTTTTATTTCCCATCCTTGTTCAATAGCATTATAAATAAAAATCATTTTCTGTAGTTTTGTATTATCAATACTAAGTTTTTCAGGTAAATTAATATTAATAGAATTCATTTATTTCATATTAGAAAACATAAATTCATTTTTTATTTAATTAAATTTTTAATTAATTAAATAAATAGTATTTAAAATATTATAAGTAATGCCTACATTTAAAGAAAAAAACACAAAAAAAATACATGTTGAAAAAAACAAAACTATTACATTAGATTACAAACATAATAATATTATGAATAATTTTTTAAAAGAGAAAACTATAGAAATACCTAAATTAATAGAAGAAAAGGATAAATTAAAAGAAAAATTTAAAAATAATAATTTATCAATTGATGAAAAATTAGTTATTAAAGATAGAATCAATGAAATAAATATATTACTAAAGAACAAAAAAAATCAAGAAATAGATTATTTACTTGAAAATTCTAATCATATTTTTGATTATTTTGAAAAAAAAAAAAATATAACTGAAGGTAAAAATAAAACTACCATATTAGATAATTATTTTAAGACTGGTAATTATAATATTGAAGAAAAAAATAAAGTGCAAGATAATGTTAAACAATATTTTTCAAATGTTGATGAAACGTTATTAGATATTAATAATTATATTTTACAAACAGATATATGTTCTGAGTGTAATAGTGGTGAATTGATACCTATTAGTCAAGAGGGCCAATTAGTTTGTAATAATTGTTCTTGTATATTACAATATATTGTAGAAAATGAAAAACCATCTTATAAAGAACCTCCTAAAGAAGTTTGTTTTTATGCATATAAAAGAATAAATCATTTTAGAGAGGTTTTAGCACAATTTCAAGCAAAAGAAACTACCCAGATACCAGAAGAAATATTAGAAAATATTAAATTACAAATAAAAAAAGAGAGAATTACAATAGATCAAATAACAAACAATAAAGCAAAAGAAATTTTAAAAAAATTAGGATATAATAAATATTATGAGCATATACCATTTATAAAAGATAAGTTAGGAATTAAACCACCTGTAATGAAACCAGAATTAGAAGATAAATTGTGCAATTTATTTTTAGAGATACAAGGACCTTATGCTAAATTTTGTCCCGATAATCGTGTTAATTTTTTAAATTATTACTATACTGTTTATAAATTATGTGAATTATTAAATCAAACAGAATTTTTGTCGTATTTCCCCATGTTAAAAGATAGAGAAAAACGAATTGAACAAGATAATATATGGAAACAAATATGTAATGAATTAAATTGGACTTTTATACCTACTGTATAATAATACAATTTTAAATACAATTGTATTATTATTTACTTTATACTTTATACTTTATACTTTATACTTTATACTTTAGGGAAACCAACTAAGTTAGCACCAATACCAAAACCGGCACCAGAACGAGCACTAACTGCCATAGCAGGAACGTATGTGTCAAGAATGCTGAAAGTAGCAGCAGCAGTTAATGCAATAATAGCAATTTCTTCTAAATTTAATTTCTTTTTAGGTATAGCAAAAGCAGCTATAGCAACCATAATACCTTCAACAAAATATTTAATTGCTCTTTTAAGAAGTTCTACAACATTGATTTCGTTAACTAAATCAACAATATTCATTATTATAATAATAATGAAGAAAAAAATATTACTCTAAATAATATAATATTCTTTTATAATTTAATAAATAAGTTAAAAACTTAAAGTTTTATTAAATATATAAATAATAATGACAGAGAGAAATGAAAATATAGAACATAAGTTAAATAAAGATGGAAGTGAAAATTCTAAATTTATTGATTTATTAGATGAAGATAAACCAATATCTGGACAAAAATTTGTTTGTATATCATTTTTATCTCCAGAAAATATTATAAAAAACAGAAATTTATATGATTTTAACGAGTTTGTAAAACAATGGGAAATGTCTAAAGCATTTGAAAAATATACACAATTCCTAAATTTTGTTTCATACAAATATGATATTGAATTTGATAAATTAACAAGTGATTTAGATGAATTTATTAAAGATCAAAGAGATAATTTGCTAAATACAAATATTGAAGATGAATATAAAAATTTTATAGACAAAAATGATGAAAAATTAGAGGAGAATTTTAATAAAATGAATAATTTTCAAACAAGTGTTCGTGGAATTAAAGTTAGAGGTTCCTTTCAAAGTCAACAAGAAGCTGAGTTAAGATGTAAAATGTTGAGAGAAGTTGACTCAAATCATGATGTTTTTGTAGGACCAGTTGGTATGTGGATGCCTTTTCATCCGGAGGCGTATAAAACCGGTAGGGTAGAATATTTAGAAGATGAATTAAATGAGTTAATGAATGAGAAAAATAAAAATGAAGAGTTTGCTAAACAAGAATTTGATAAACGTGTTAAAGAGTCAAAACAAAAAGCAATAGAAGATAATAAAAATAAAGCGGTTGATAGTGGTAATTTATTATCACAAACACTTGACGAAGATGGTAATTTAGTTAGTGTTAAAACTATTAATACATTTGATAATAATCTAAACGATGATGCAAGTGTTTCAGATATTCATAAGGAACTATTTGAAGATGAAAATATTTTAACAAAAAATAATAATAATGATGAACAAAATAAAACATTAATAAATATTGCAGAGGAAGAACCAGAACCAATGGTAGACCCAGAACCAATGGTAGACCCAGAACCAAAGGTAGATGAGAACCAAGAATCAAATAAAGATGAAAATGAAAATGTTTAATTTATTGTAAAATTGATTTTAATTATAAATTAAATTTATAATTAAAACTATCTATAATGGAAAAAGAAAAAGAAATTAATAATTCATCAAGTAATGTTAAAATTAAAAAAAAAATTATTTGTAATCATAAAGAATGTAAAAAAAAACTTAAATTGGTAGACATTACAATGGGTGTGTGTAGATGTAATCAAATATATTGTAATATGCATCGCTTACCTGAAAATCATGATTGTAGTTTTAATTTTACTATTGACAAAGAAACATTTATACAAAGTAATCTATGTATCAGATCTAAAATAGAATGTATAACTACCAGTTAGAACGGGATTTTTTAACATTAATTTTAGGACCTCGTCTATTTGCTGAATTAGGATTATATGGTTCTTCCTCATCGTCTGAATCTAAACCCTTAGAAGCTTCCCAAAATTCTTTTGACCCCAATTTAAAATCATTATGAGGTTCTGCTTTATACCAAAAAATTTGGTCTACTAATTTATTAGATTTTGCATTATTATTAATCACCAAACACTCAAAATTTTCAGTACATTGATCCATAACTTGGCTAAAACTTTCAAAAGTCGGAAACATTCCTGCATAATTCTCCCATATTCTTTTTCTATTTGTAATGTAAGGTTCTCTCAAAATAAAAACATAATCAATATTAGTTCTTAAATTAGGCGGTATACCTAATGGATATTGCATTGTAATAATAAGCATAATTTTCCAGTGTCGTCCATTCATAAAAAGCAAACGCATCATTTTATCTTTAGTCCAAGATGAATCAAATAAACAATCATCTAAAATACAAAATGTTCTAGGATCAA